CTTCTAGCTGTCACGGCAACCGTCCCACCGGACTATATGGGAAGGAGAGGTGGGACGGCAAAAGACAGTATAAAACAGTTATAATTGAGCGCTTTTAGTGTAAACTAACTGTAGTTTACTGCCAAAATGGAACAAGACGAGTACGAACCTAATGTCAAGTGGTGGGACAGTGGTGGGACAGCGTTGAAAGTAAAGAGAAAAGTGCCTTTTGAGGCCTGTTTTGGGACCTCAAACACGTCCGATTTGGCATGGTGTCCCGTGTTCGGAGTGGGACGGTGGTACAGCGTTGAAATTAAAGGGAAATCGAGGCTGAGATGACAAAGAAGAAACAGAAGGCGCAAGTTGCGGTAATACCGGACGATGCCGAGAAAGAAGCCCGACGAGCCGCGCGGAAGTTGACGCGACGTCAGGAGAAATTCGTGAAAGAACTGGTTTCGAACGACGGCTTAATAACGCTACGTGAAGCAGCAATCCGGGCGGGCTATCCTGTTGGTTCGGCTCACGTTCGTGCCAGCGAAATGACCAACCAACGCATGTGCCCCCATGTGGTAGCCAAGATACAAGAGTACCGCGAGGAACTCGACGAAATGTATGGAGTCGGCTACAAGAAGCATGTCCGCGATCTTCAAAAGATTCGAGACGCTGCTATGGGTGCAGGTGCTTACAGTGCGGCCGTGATGGCCGAGTACCGCAGGGGCCAGGCGCAGGGCGACATTTACGTGTCGAAAAGCGAAGTGCGGACAGGCTCAATCGATTCCATGTCGCGAGAGGCCGTAGAGGATGAACTCGAGAGAATCAGATCCAGCTTCGAGCCAGTTCGACCAATTATTGACGTCACTCCAAAATCAGGAAAAGTCAAAAAACAAAGTGCCAAGCGGGTCCGCAAACCGCGAGTCGGGGCTGTGGAACCTGATACGTCAGGGGATACAGAAGTCCGGGCGCCGGATTGAAACGACGCGGCTCGAAAGCTGGGCGATACCGGGCGTCCCCGACGTCTTACTCTGCGCGGAGAGCGGCCGGTTTTCGTTCCTCGAACTTAAAGTCTTGCGCGACGGCGCAACGAAGCTGGCGTTATCACCTCATCAGTGTGCGTGGCTTTCTCGCCATGCCGGTGCTCCTTGCTTCGTTGTGCTTCGGGATCGCAGCCTGGCTATTAGTGTTTTTGACGGTGCCGACGCTGTTGATCTTCGTATGGATGGCTTTGCAGCCGTGGCGCCTTTGGCTGTTTTTGAAGAGCCGTACCAGTGGGAAGAGTTTCTAGAGTTGACCTGCCCGCCGTAACTCGCTATGGGATTAACCTCACATCACATGGGAGTACCAAACGTGAACTATCGACCGATATTTATTCTGGAGGGAAATGAGCGGGGCAAGAACGGCCAGGTTTTTGAGACCGAAGCCGAGGCACTCGGAAGTGCCGGTGACAAGTTCCGCGTGTGGTCCACGCCGCTATCGTACGAGGCGGAGCCGACAAGCGAACCCGTGACTTATCGTTGGACAGCCGCCGAGGGTAGTCAATCCCTTCGGGTCAGCGAGCCCGCGTCGTGATACATAAACCGGAACGACTGTGGGTGTTCGACACCCAAGCCCACCTGGAGATTTTCGCGACGTCGCGGGAGGACGCCATGCGGCAGGCCGAATACTACGAGGAACAGACCGGGATGGACTTTGTGTTGCATCCCAAGTGGGAAATCTACCAGCGCGAGAGAATGACCAACGCCGAAGCCGCCGTTGCCGAGGCCGTCGCCGCCACCGAACGCGCCGGGATCGCTGCCGCCTTCGCCGCCGAGGCCACCGCTAAGGCCGACGCCGCCGTCAGGGCTGCTAAGTTTAAGGCCGCCAAAAGGGCCGCCACCGAACGCGCCGGGGGTGTAGCGTGAACTGGTTCGAAGAATGGTTGGAGCGCGTTTTTGAAAAACTGGCGTTTTGGTTGGAGCAAAACAAGTGACGCGCGTTTGCCCAAGTTGCCATGGGAACGGTTACCGCACTCGACCAGAACTGAGGCAATGCGGCCGGTGCCGCTCAACCGGCGAAGTAAACCGACCGGCAACCCTTCGCGACATTCTCGAAAACGCGCGCGAGGAAATTGCGGCACGATAAGCCGACCGACCTTTACGCCCGGCGCGGTAAAACGCGCCGGGTTTTTCTTTGCCTGATCCTAGGGCCTTGCCTTATGCCACCCGTCCTATATAGTCCTGTTACACGCCGGGACTGGCCCGGTGGCAATGATGACTGGAGAACCTGATGAGCACTTTAATGTATGACAACGCGACCGACATCAAGGTGACGCGCGACTACATGGCGAACTTGCAAACGCCGCCAGGCCTGGGCGCACGGCATGCGCCGGTCCCCTTTTTTACCTTCGCGGATACCACCGTCGCCGCCATCAAACAGAGCGGCTTCAAGGTTTTAGAAGAGGACTACGCGATCACGAAAGATGAGAACCGGATGTTCGGCCTGATCCGAGTGTCGAATGATGCGGAGGGTTCGACTGCTAAGAGGCACGACATGTTGGTCGGACTTCGGGGTTCGCATGATCAGGCATTCAGCAGAGCGTTGACCGTCGGTTCGCGCGTGCTCGTTTGTAGCAACCTATGCTTCCACGGCGACTTAGGTGTTTGGAAAAGTAAGCAAACCACAAACATTGCCGCGCGCATTCCCTCGATGATTTCGGGCGCGGTTGCTGGCCTGGGTGCCGCGACAAAAAAACTGACGGTGGACTTCGACAACTTCACCCAGACCCCTCTGACGCGCGACGAGGGCGACGACGTACTGCTCGGAATTTTTAGGTCCGGCGGGTTTTCGCCTTCCCAACTTGGCCGGGCGATTGACGACTGGGACGATTGCTCGATGGAAGAGCACACGCAATATGGCCGTGGTCTCTGGTGGCTCTTCAACTCAGCCACGCACGCTCTCAAGCCCACCGGCCAAACGCACAACCACGTTGACCTGGCCCACAGGTCCGCTGTGGTTTTCGACCACGTGTCGCGCAGTGCTGGCGACCGTCAGATAGGGGGCCGGACTTTCGACGCCTAACCCGACCACGACCCCATCAAGAACCCCAGCATTCGTGCTGGGGTTTTTTGTTTGCAGGGTCTGGGATTGTTCCGCTACACTGGTCTAGAGCCTTTGGCAATCTTGCCGGGCCGAGACCATCGGGAGAATGCAAGATGGAAATGTCCGAAAAGTACGGTTGGATTATTGACAAGGATTGTTGCGACGAAGCTGACGAAGCGACCGGCGTGACGGGTCCGCGCGGCGGACTTTCGGTGCCCGCTGGAAAGGGCGAACGGTTCGAGATGTTCGACGATGATGAAAACCTAATGGCGTATGGACGTATCGTCGGAGAATACGTCGGCTTCGAGCCCATCGATGATATCGGGGCGGGCTACTGGGGCTGCACTTTGATTGCTTACCGTGGAGAATACTTATGAGAATGATCGATAAGAACGGCCACCCGACAAACGCCTTCTTAGTTCTGACTCGCGTTGCGGATTGCGCTGATCCGCACGGGTTTGCCCCGGAATACCAACGCAACGGCGGCGATTATTCGCGCCTTGAGAACATGCGAGGGAAGGGCTGGGTCAAGAACACGTTGGGCCCGCGCGGCGGGGTGCGCTGGGCTATCACCGCCGCCGGTGTTTCGGCTCTAGGCCGGAAGCCCGACGACGACACCGCCGACGAGGACCGGCCGCGTTCCTACGCCGATCACTGGCACGAAGAGGTCGCGAACGACGACCGCGATTTTGAGGACCGGTACAATGGATGAGGTGTGCAGTTGCGGCAGCGGCCATTGGCCCGCATGGGTGAGCGACGCGCGTGGCATCCCGGTCGCGAAATGTTGCCCCAGTTGCGAAGGCGAAAAGCTGAAGGGCTACCGCGCTGAAATTTTCACCGACTCCGACTACTGGGCTGACGAACCGATTGACTAAACCACGACGACGACCACGACCTTGCCCCGGCGCTTTAAAACGCGCCGGGGTTTTTCGTCTGGAATATCCGGCCAGGTGATCCGGCCAGGTGATCCGGCCAGGTGGTCCGGCCAGGTGATCCGGCCAGGTGATCCGGCC